CCAGGTACTGATAATACTGCTTTTCAAATAAATTTTTCAATAGATGGCGGCAGTAATTATAATGTAACTAAAACATCTAGTGCTTTTACTGCGGCACATAAAGAAGATGGTGCAACAGCATTTATTCAATATGAACCAGGCGATGATTTAGCACAAGGAACTGGCTATCAAAATTTATCTTTTCCTGTTGGGTCAGATAACGACCAATCTGTATCTGCTACTTTACAACTTTTTGACCCCAGCAATACGACTTTTGTTAAGCATTTTATTTCAACTTGTAATGCAAGTGAAAAAGGAGATTACACAGGAAATCATTTTGTAGCTGGATATGCAAATACAACTAGTGCAATTAATGCCGTTGATTTTAAATTTGCTTCAGGAAACATAGATAGTGGAGTTATAAAATTATATGGCGTTAGTTAAATACAATAACAATTCAATTTCAAGTGTAACTGCTTTAGATAGTATGGCAAGTGGTTCATTGGTTTTACTTACCACAAACACTATTACATCAGGAGTATCGTCATCTTCTTTTACTTCTAACATTAATAGCACATACGATACTTATTTATTTAAATTTATAAATATTCATGGTGCAACTGATGGTTCTGAATTTACAGTAAATTTTAGAGATGGGTCATCTGCTTTTGACGCAACTAAAACAACAACAGCATTTTATTATTATCATTCAGAAAATGACGCTGAAGCTGGTGGAAGTTATAAAACAGATGGCGATATAGCACAAGGCACAGGTTATCAAAGATTAATGGACGGTTCAGTATCAGGTGCAGATAATGACCAATGTCTTTGTGGTGATTTATTTTTATTTTCACCATCAAGCACAACTTTTGTTAAGCATTTTATATCAAGAACTAATTCAGCTATGAATTGGGATGCTTCAGGTAATTTTTTTGTAGCTGGTTATTGTAATGTAACTGCCGCTATTGATGGTGTAGATTTTAAGTTTAGTAGTGGTAATATTGATAGTGGCGTAATTAAAATGTATGGATTGAGTAAATCATGAGCATAGTAAAATTAAATAATAGAGCAGTAAAAGATGCAACAGCAGTAGGTAGCATAACAGGACTTGGTAACTTAGTTTTTATATCAAGATCAACAGCTAGTTCATCATCAAGCGTAAGCATTACATCAGGTATTGATAGCACCTACAAAGAATACATATTTTATTTTAATAATATTCACCCCCAAAGTGATAACCAAGAACTTTTTTTTAACTTTAGTATAGATGGTGGTTCTAATTATAATGTGACTAAAACCACTAGTACTTTTCAAGCATATCATAATGAAGCTGGAAGTGATTCTTCGCTTTCTTATCATACTGCTGGTGATTTAGCACAAAGCACAAACTATCAAAGATTAGGTTTTTCATCAGATAATGCTGATGATGCAAGTTTATCAGGATATTTACATCTTTTCGAACCAAGTTCGACAACATTCGTAAAGCATTTTATAGCTACTACTAATATGTGTCACGCTGATACATATTCTGTAAATTATTACCTAGCTGGTTACTGTAATACGACAAGTGCAGTAAATGCCATAAGATTTGCGTTTGGTTCAGGCAACATAGATTCGGGTACAATAGATATGTACGGAGTAAATTAACAACAACAATAAGGAGAAACAAACATGCCAAGATATAAAATGGTCAACGGTGAAAGAATCCAATTCACAGCAGCTGAAGAAACAGCTAGAGATGCTGAAGAAGCAGCTTGGGCTGATGGTGCTGTAGCAAGAGCACAGGCTAGCCTAAGAGCTAAAAGAAATCAACTTTTAGCAGAGACAGACTTTTATGCTTTATCTGATGTTACTATGTCATCTGACATGACAACATACAGACAAAATTTAAGAGACCTGCCTGATGGGAAAGACACTGTTGAAAAATGTGAAAATGCTACATGGCCAACTAAACCATAGTTAAATGGCTAAACGCAAGTCCCTCATAGGCGTTAACAATTTTGTAAAAGAAACTAAAAAGAAACGACCTGGGAAACACAGTAAAAAATATAATAAACGAGTGCCCAAGAGATCTAAAAATAGAGGACAAGGAAAATAATCAATGGCTACACCAGACGAAACACAACTACAAAAGGGTGCAATAGCACCTTCGCAGACAGAACAAACTGGTTCGCAAAAGGCAGTTGCATTAATTGATAATTTAATTAGTTCACCTAGTTTACCTACAGGTACAACTATAAATCCACAACTACAGAATGTGGCAACTAATGAATTAATGGCAACAAGTGGGCTTACAGGAACTACTGCGGCTGCAGTGCCGACTGCTCCAACAGCCCCAACTATAACTGCTCCAGGAACAATGACAGGAACAGCTGTAACTGCACCTACAGCACAAACTGCTGCAACTATTACACCTTCCACAGTTACATCATTAACACCGACAATGACAGCTGCAACAGGTACGGTTACTCAACCAATGACTGCAGCAACAGGTACAATTACATCTGACGCAACAGTTAAAGGTCAATTATCAAGTTTACAAACTGAAGTTGAAACTGCATTAGCTTCTGGTAATCCGTTACCAGTATGGGCAAGAGGTGCTGCAAAAGCAACTAATGCTGCAATGGCTAATAGAGGTTTAAGTGCAAGTTCAATGGCTGCTGAAGCATTGGCTGAAGGTATTATGAATTCTGCTATACCAATAGCAAAAGCAGATGCTGATACATATAAGCAAATGATATTTCAAAACTTGTCTAATAATCAGCAAGCAGCAATTACAAATGCACAAGCATATTTAAAATTAGATTTAGCTAATCTCTCAAATCAACAGCAAGCCAATTTACAAAATTTAAATACAAGACAAAATTTTATTCTATCAGATCAAGCTGCAGCTAATGCAGCATTTCAATTTAATGCAACTAGTCAAAATCAAGTTAATCAATTTTATGATAAACTAAGTGCAACTATATCTGATCAAAATGCTGTTAGAATAGATGCAATGAAAAAATTTGCAGAAGCAGAAAAAGCAAAAGTAAATGCATTAAATGCTCAAAATACAATTGCAGTTAATGAAGCAAATGCAAAAAGAGAAGATACAATAAATAGATTTAATACACAATTAGAAAATCAAAGACAACAATTTAATGTTCAAAATCAAAGAGAGATAGATCAATCAAATGTTGTTTGGAGAAGAAGTATTAACACAGCTAACACAGCAGCAGTAAATGCAGCTAATCAAGTTAATGCACAAAACCTATTAAACTTATCTAACTTTGGATTGTCAGCACTATGGCAACAGTGGAGAGATGAAGCATCATGGGTAAACACTTCTTCAGAAAATAGCGAAAATAGAAATCATAACTTAGCAATGGCAGCACTAGAAAGATCTACTGCTGTTGATCTACAAAACAAAGCATCTAAAGATGCAATGTATCAGATGATTGGTAAGTTTGGTTTTGATCTATTATTAGGATAAGGAGAATAAATGAGTATAAGTAAAATGTTTAAAGGTGCAGTTTCATCAGCAGCAACATGGGTTGGTGGTGCAATTGGCGGAGCTGTAGGCGGACCAACTGGAGCTAAAATAGGTGCTGGTATTGGTACAGCATTAGGAAGTAAAATATCAAGCTATGGGGGTGGAGGTGGAGAGTTTACACCTATAAGCACACAGGTTGGTATGCAAAGTTATGGTGGTAAAATGCCAACGTTTGGTTTTAAAAGACCAGGAGAAGTAGTTGCACCTAGAGTTGTTGATGCTGACACTTTAAATAAAATGTGGGAAGCTAGATTAAGTAGTTATATGGCAACTGCTGCTAAATTTGATAGAACTACAGAAGTATCAAAACTAATTAGGAGTTTAAAAGCATAATGAGAGAATTTGAAGAAGGCATAGGTAATCCATTTGATACACCAGTACCTGGTCAAAGTTTAACAGATACTCCAGGTAATTATCCCTGGGAACATTCACCACTTATAACTGATCCTGAACAAGCTACAGAATTTATTTGGGATAGATTACATAAACCAGAATTTGCAGAACAAGTTATTGCTATGCTAGATGCAGGTATACCCGTAGAAGCTCTAGGTAGAGTTATACTATTTGGTGGATTTGTAGAAGGTAAGTTTAGTCCTGATGTAGCATTTTTAATTGCACAACCAGTTATGGAAATGATTGCATCAATGGGTGTAGCAGCTGGTGTTGAAAAGTTTAGAATGTCAATGAGTGACTTAACTAATAATAAACAAATGACAGAGATTATAAAGATTAAACAAGAGAAAGAAGAGTTTGAAAAAATAGCTAAAGGCGTAAAACAAGATATTAAAAAAGTAAAAACAGAAGACAAAGGTCTAATGACTAAACCTGAGGAGGCAGAATAATGAGTGCATTTAGAGGAATAGCTACAGGTTTTTTAGGTGGTGCTATTGAAGACAAAGCAGCAAAAGATAAAAATAAAGCAGAAGTATTAAAAGGTGCTGCAAAAAATTATTTTAATAATACATTACCAGAAACTATTGAAATGGAAAATAACATAAAAAGTAGTTATGATAGAATTGCTACTGAATTTGGTACTCCTGCCGCAGAATTAGCAGATATAAATAAAATTATTGATGGCAGCGGAAAAGGTTATGATAACTTTAAAGAAATATTAAAAAGTAATAATCTTAAAAAAGAAGATTTAGATAAAGCAACCTTTGATACAGACTTTAATAAAAGATACGAAACAAGAGGTAAAACTTTTCAAGAAAAATATAAACCTATCTTTGATCAAATTGGTATAAAAGAAATTGGTGGTATGGGACCTTACACAGTTAAGAGTCAACTAGAAGGTGATGCTACTACTGATACCATGGTAGATGCACCTCCAGCTACTGGAGAAACTCAACAGTTTTCTAGTACAAAATTATCAGATTATTTAATTCCAAAACCTGGAGCATTACAAATGCCTGAAA